GTTTAATGATCCTACTGATTGGATTAGTACCGGAAACTACGCATTGAATTATCTAATTAGCGGAGACTTTCATAAAGGAGTTCCCTTAGGTAAGGTTACTGTGTTTGCAGGAGAATCAGGAGCAGGCAAAAGCTTTATCTGTTCAGGAAATTTAGTTCGTAATGCACAAGAACAAGGAATCTACGTAATATTGATTGATAGTGAGAATGCGTTAGATGAGGATTGGTTAAAAGCGTTAGGTGTAGATACTAGCGAAGATAAACTTCTTAAACTTAATATGGCAATGATTGACGATGTTGCTAAAACTATCACTGAGTTTATGAAAGAATTTAAAGCAATGGAAGATCGTCCTAAAGTATTGTTTGTTATTGACAGTTTAGGAATGTTATTAACACCTACAGATATCAATCAGTTCGAATCAGGAGATTTAAAAGGTGATATGGGTCGTAAACCTAAAGCACTAACAGCATTAGTTAGAAACTGTGTTAATATGTTTGGCAGTTATAATGTCGGTATGGTAGCAACTAATCATACGTATGCTAGTCAAGATATGTTTGATCCTGACGACAAAATTTCAGGTGGTCAAGGATTTATCTATGCTTCTAGTATTGTTGTTGCTATGAAAAAACTTAAACTTAAAGAAGACGAAGATGGTAATAAAATAAGTGAAGTTCGTGGTATCCGCGCTGCATGTAAGATTATGAAAACACGTTATGCTAAACCCTTCGAAAGTGTTCAAGTTAAAATTCCTTATTCAACTGGTATGAGTCCTTATAGTGGATTAGTAGACCTGTGCGAAAGTAAAGGAATGCTTAAAAAAGATGGAAATAGACTATCATTCACTACAAATGATGGAGAAATTATTAAATATTATCGCAAGGAGTGGGAACGTAACGAAGAAGGTTGCTTAGATAAACTAATGACGGAATTCGTTAATTTTAAATCAATTGAAAACGAGGAGTTGATAGAAAATGAATGAGAATCAAATTGCAGATATCTGGATGCTTTTTAAAGAATATTTAGACAAAAAAACTATCGAGCTTGCAGCAGAAAGATACATTGATTTATTAGCTGATATTGGTGTTAGCGATAAAATCATAAGTGCAGCAGCAGGCAACGATGAAGCCCTGGATGAAGCGATTGAATATTATTTAGATGAAGATGTTGAAGAAGACTACGAAGAAGATAATTGGGACTATGACGACGAAGAGTAAATTATGACTTGGTATTCTAAGATAAGTAAAGATATATCTTATATTCCAGATGCTGTGATACATTTTGAAGCCGAGTTACAAGCAGCAAAGAATGATAGCCGCATAGCGGGAAATATAGAGAAGGCAGCTGCCAGTATGCCAGGTATCGTGGAATTAAGATATAATCAATTACAAGAAATCGAAGCAATATTAGAATACCTTAATATAGAATTAAGACGTTTAAAAAGTCAACATTTTCGTAAATATCTTGAAAATTATCAACGAGCATTAAGTAGCAGAGATTGTGAAAAATATGTAGAAGGAGAAGCAGATGTTGTTGATTTTGAAAAAATTATCAATGAATTTGCTCTCCTTCGAAATAAATGGCTTGGAATAACTAAAGCATTAGATATCAAACAATGGCAACTTAGTAATATTATTAAACTAAGAGTAGCCGGAATGGAAGACGCTAGTTTATAATACCATATAAATATCAGCATGAAAAATATCGTGTTGATCACAGGTGGTTTTGACCCATTACATTCTGGGCATATATCCTACATACAAGAAGCAAAAAAACTTGGTAATTTACTTGTTGTCGGAGTCAATTCCGACGATTGGCTAACACGTAAGAAGGGTAGAAGTTTTATGCCCTTATCAGAACGTACCAATATTCTTAGACACATTAAAGGCGTCGATTTTGTTATAGACTTTGATGACAAAGACAATAGTGCTAAACATGCTATTTGGATGGTTCGTCAAAGCTACCCTCAAGATCATATCATCTTTGCCAACGGCGGCGATCGCACTGCATCAAACATTCCAGAAATGGACATTATAGATGATAATCTAGAGTTCGTCTTTGGTGTCGGCGGTAAAGATAAAAAAAATAGTTCAAGTTGGATTTTAGAAGAATGGAAAAGTCCTAAGACACAACGACCCTGGGGATATTATCGAGTTATACATGAAGACGGTACACAGGTTAAAGTAAAAGAACTTACAATCGAATCTGGTCAATGTTTAAGTATGCAAAAACACGAACACAGAGCAGAACATTGGTTTATTGCAGAAGGTACTGCTGAAGTTTATACTGTTAATCAAAGTACGGATCACGAATTAGTTGGGGTATTTAGAAAGCATCAAAGTCTGCACATTAATAAATTGCAATGGCACCAACTATGTAATCCTAATGAAATGCCACTAAAGATTATCGAAATACAATACGGTGATAATTGTACAGAAGAGGACATAGAACGAAAATGAAAGTTTTTATAGGGTGGGATAGTAGAGAGGATATTGCATATCAAGTTTGCAAACATTCTATTTTGGAAAGATCTAAAGAAGATATAGAAGTCATACCATTAGTGCAAACTAAACTTAGGGAAGAAGGATTATATACTAGAGAAGAAGATCCGCTTAGTTCAACTGAATTTACATTCACACGATTTCTAGTTCCAAAATTAATGAATTACAATGGTTGGGCATTATTTGCAGATTGTGATTTTTTATTTCTAGATGATGTTGCAAAATTATTTGCAATAGCTAAAGATAGAGATAAAGAGTATGCTGTAATGTGTGTTCATCACGACTATAAGCCTTCGAATTCTGTTAAAATGGATAATAAAGTTCAACATCAATATCCTAGAAAAAATTGGAGTTCTTTAGTATTGTTTAATTGCGGACATCCTGCAAATAAAATTTTAACTCCAGAATTAGTGAATAGTCAAACTGGTGCATTTTTACATAGATTTCAATGGTTAGAAGATAGACAGATTGGTGCGCTAAGTCCTGAATGGAATTGGCTGGTAAATTGGTATAAAGAGCCGGAGCATGGTAAACCGAAGGCAATACATTATACAGAAGGCGGTCCATGGTTTGAAAATTATCGTCATTGCGAGTATAGTGGGCATTGGGTAGAAGAAAAAAATAATTATCTTAAAAACTCGCAAGTTCTTCCGCCACCTGTTGTAGGTCCATACGATCACATTCCTGAAGATGTAAATAAATTATTTCAAGATATATTGAAATATAGAGTCGATAAAGCAGGCGAGTATTATAATATAACCGAACAAGATTTAATAAATCAAATTAAAGATATTTCAAAAGAAAATGTTGTTTCAATGGATTCACAATTTAGATATGAGGAAAAAGGTTATATGTACGATCCTTTGTTAGAAGCCTTTATGTTAGGTTCAGGCGGACAAATTAGTGCATGGGATAAAATAGAAAAATCTATGACTCCTGTTGTACTAAGAGGAATTACTAAAAGAAAACAAATGGATGCTTGTAAAGCTATGGGAAGAGATTTCTTCTATATAGATACAGGATATTTTGGTAATGGACGTAAAAAACTATTTCACAGAGTTACTCGAAATGAAATGCAAAATACCGGAGCTGTAATTAAAAGACCACCGGATCGTCTAGCTGCAACTGGTTGGAGCCCACGAAAATTTCGAGGAGGAAAAAATATCCTATTATGTCCTCCTAGTGCTAAAGTTATGGTGTTTTATAATTTAGATTTAGACAAATGGGTAGAAGAGACTGTGGCTACAATTAAACAACATACTGATCGTCCTATAAAAATAAGATTAAAAAAAGGAAGATCCGAAAGAGTTACTACAGATACTATGGAAATGGCGTTAAGTCAAGATATTCATTGTTTAGTTACATTTAATAGTATTGCCGCAACCGAAGCATTATTATTAGGAAAACCTGCATTTACATTGGGACCTAATGCTGCACAAGCACTATGTTTACAAGATTTAAGTAAAATTGAAAACCCCTATATACCTACATTAGATGAAGTATCTGCTTGGGCTTCTCATTTATCGTATTGCCAATTTACCGAAGCTGAAATGAGAAACGGTTTCGCATGGAAAATTTTAAATGAAATTTGACGTAGTTGTTTATAAGAGCAGTGTGTTAAATCTAAGTAAGCACCTAAGAAAAGAAAGATGTTTACAAAGTTTTGCCGAAGGCGCAATGAGAGCAGGTGCTAAAACACATATTGAAACAAAATATCAATATACTCCAAGTAAATTAGCAGTTATACTTGGGTGGGTAACTCAAGATAAGTCTACTCCAAATATTATTCTTCGACAACAAATTGTTGAAGGACAAAAAAAGGTTGGTGGAAGAACAATGTGTATTGATGCTGGCTGTTGGAAATATGCCGATACAGAAAATCGATTTTTAAGATACAGTTTAGATGGTCCGTTTTACGATCAAGCTGAATATGCGAACAAAAATAGTCCTCCTGATCAATGGAAAATAATAAGTGCTACATTAGGACTTGAACTTAAACCTTGGAGATCTAAAGGAAAACATATTCTTATCTGTATGCAAAGAGATGGCGGATTCAGTATGAAAAGTTTAGATCCGATGAGATGGCTTGAAGAAAAAATACCTGAAATAAGAAAATATACAGATAGACCTATACAAATCAGACCTCATCCAGGTAAACCACAAGACTTTTCTAAATTTTCAGGGCCTGGTGTTGAAATAGTTAACAGTCAAAGTGTGTCATTGTTACAAAGTATGCATAAAGCCCATGCAGCAGTGTTTTTTAATAGTTCTAGTTCTGTAGCAGCCGTATGCGAAGGTATTCCTATATTTGTCGATGATGATAGTTGTGTTGCAAGACGAGTTGCTAATATTGATTTAAAAAATATAGAAACTCCAGAATTTTTTGAACGGGATCAATGGATACATGACCTCGCCACAGCCCACTGGAGTGATCAACAAGGAAGAGTTGGATCTATCTATCAAAAATTTAAGCCTTATTTGATTTAAGAATCCAATCTTTATTGTATTTGTCTATTACTTCATACCCCCAGTTGTTAAGAAGTTTTATACTAGGAGTGTCTTCCATATCATTTTGATACTCATGCTTTTGCTGTTCTATGACCAGTATTGGAAGATTCTTTTCTATAGTATTTCTTGCTCCAAATAGTATAGGTTCCTCAAAACCCTCAACATCTATCTTTATCATATCCACATTTTCAAAATTAAAACTGTCTAAGGTTTTCATAGCGGTAAGCCCTCGACCATAAGTCATTGGATCAACATGACTATGACCAGTATTGCCCTTCACAATGTTCATTGTAACAAACGTTTCTTCTTTTCCTAATGCACAATCATGCAAAGTGTAGTTAGATGCTTTAACATTTCGAACAAAACATTTTCTGAAGTCCCTTACTGGCTCAAATGCAATCACATGTTCGAACTCATTCACTAAATCACAAGCCCATAGTCCTACATTTGCTCCAATGTCGATACAAGTTCTGCGATTTTCACATGCCTTGACCGCAGCATCTCTTGCTCTCCATTGATATCTAACAGTATTGTCTTTTTTAATACCTTTTTCTAACATTTTAGGAAAATGATCGTCATATGACGGAAAGAAAAACCCTCTGTGTTCTTTAAATCCCATTTAATTTATCCAATAATTTTCATTTCTTTGAATTACTAAGTCTGTAGGCAAACTTTTACCTACATTTTTCCGATTTCCTTTAAGATGATCAAGATATGCACCCCATGCACTGTTAATTAGCGGATGACCTTCACCTTTGATGAGGTTTTTCGACCAATCTAAACTATTTAATGGTATCTTTTCTCTAACTGCGTCGAAAACAAAACTATCATGCCACTCATCTAGTAAAAAAATTCCATTTTCTGCGTCATCATAAAAATTTTGAAAGGTACTTAGAAATCTCTTTGTTTGTTTTTTAGGAAGATT